ACCCAGGTATATAAGTGACCAAATTTAAAATGAAGAAGAGATGAGCGGATTTTTTACTAAAAAAGAAACGGAATCTATATCAGCTATGAATGGGAAAATCCATTCCTGTGCTTCCTGTGGATTGTATAAAGATTGCCACTCCCCAAAAATGAAACCGTACGGCAAGTTTGAAAAAGGAATTATGGTGATTGGTGATTACCTTGATATTTTAGACGATGAGAAGGGTAAACCGTTCCAAAGTAAGCATGGTAGAATGCTGAAACGTACTTTAAAAGAACAAGGAATTGATCTGTTCAATGATTGTATTTCATTAAATGCCACAAATTGTTTACCTCCATTAGACCGCGAGCCGAATTCTACAGAAATTGACCACTGCCGCTCTGTAATTGTTTGGAAGGCTTTGAAAGAATACCAACCTAAGGTTGTCATTTTATTAGGAGAAGCTGCATTGGCATCTGTTATAGGATACACTTGGGGAGGTGGTACAAACATGAATAGGTGGCGTGGATTTTGTATTCCTGACCAGTCTCTTAAGACATGGATTTGTCCTACGTACCATCCTCGATATTTACATGAGATTGAAATGCCTAAGCACTATGTTAAGGCTTGGGAAGATGATCTACAGAATGCCTTAGATAAGGTTGACATCCCATTCCCGAGATATAGCAAGCCTGAGATACGTTATATGAAAGACAGCCGTTTTATCGAGGAACTCAGCCCCGTGCTTAGTAGCTTTGATTACGAAACCACTGCCATTAAGCCCCACGCCAAAGGTCAGCGGATTGTATGTACTTCTATCGCTGATAGAGAGGACCGTGCCTGGGTTTTCCCAACACCCAAAACTAAGGAGGGTTGGCAACCATTTAGACGGTGGTTGTATAATAAAGATGTACCAAAGATGGCCCACAACTTGAAATTTGAAGATACATGGAGTAAAGAAATTTTGAAGGTCCCTGTCCGCGGTTGGGAATGGGACAGTATGCTTGCCGCTCACATATTAGACAACCGCCCAGGTGTGAGTGGATTAAAGTTTCAGACATACGTAACATTTGGTATCCAAGATTATTCAATAGAAGTTGGACAGTACTTGAAAGCAGGAGGCGATGAAGATGGAGCGAATACCAAAAATGCTATAATGAAATTAATGAAAACTAAATCCGGTAGAAAACAAGTTATGGAATACTGCGCCTTAGATTCTGTATACCAATACCGGCTCGCAATAAAACAAATGGAGGCGCTTAATTATGGATTCTTACCTTTTTGAATTATGAAAAAACTAATAGCTATCCTGATTACATTGTTAACATTAACCTCCTGCCTAACCATGAAACCTGATTTTGTGGAAAGACCAAATGCCGTAAAAATTGGCATGACGACTACCCAAGTTAAGGCAGTATGGGAGCAACCCAATGACATTAATACCATACGATATGACAATTATTATCACGAACAATGGGTGTATAGGCATACCGTATATTCTTCGTATTATTCTCATTCTGAGGTGACCTACTTATACTTTGAAAATGGAAAGTTAACCGCAATACAAAACTCATGAACGATACAAAATTTACCCTGGTAGGAAATGCTAAATTTAGCCGCCAGCCTCCCCCCGAAGAAGTGGAAGTTTTTATTCAAGAATTGCAAAGGCTTATGAATGGCTTTAAAGTTACTAAAATAGACATGGCGTTGGATCCGTTTAATAAAGGCAAAATCAAGTTCCAACATAAAGGTCCAAATACTATCAATCTAAATTAAAAATGATATGAAACATTGTATTGAAATCCCGTTATTAATTGGAATCCTAATTGGATGGTGGAGGAGGCGGTGATGAAAATCCGTAACCTATATTTAGACGACCCAGACGCTACCAAAATAATTTGTGAAGACATATTCCTAAACCATAAATATGAAGACTAAAGCAACTCAAGCTGATGCCTACAAACTACTCCATGAAGGCGTTTTCGCTTTTTCGAGAGCAGAACAGCAAGGCATTCGTATTCACTTAGAATACTGTAATACCACACGGAAAAAATTAACCCGTGAAATAAAATCCATTGAACAAAATTTGTATAAGACAGATTTTTATAAAAAATGGAACAGAGCCACACGTGGTAAGCCTAATGTGAACTCCAATTCTCAGATAGGATATTACCTATATCAAGTTCTTAAATTAGAGCCTACCAAAACCACAGCTACAGGCCAAGGCTCTACAGATGAAGAAGCCTTAGAAAGTTTAGATATTCCTGAAATACAAGACCTTCTTCGTATCCGTAAATTGAAGAAAATACGTGATACATATTTAAAAGGATTCATGAAGGAGCAAGTAAACGGATATATTCATCCTAACTTTAATCTCCACATCGCTCGTACGTATCGTTCAAGCTCATCTAATCCAAATTTTCAAAACATTCCAAAACGTGACAAGGAGGCTGCTGAGATATGTAGAAGTGCTTTGTATCCGCGACCTGGTCACCAACTACTTGAGGTGGATTACAGTTCCATTGAAGTTTGTATTTCTGCCTGTTACCATCAGGATCCAATGATGATAAAGTACATAAAAGATCCGCACTCAGATATGCACGGTGACATGGCAGAACAAATATTTTTCTTAGACAAATTAGATAAGTCAATTCCAGGTCATAAAACGTTACGGAGTGCTGCCAAAAATGGTTTCGTCTTCCCTCAGTTTTACGGGGATTACTATGGAAACAATGCTAACTCATTAGCAATAGGTTGGGGAGAGCTTCCTGAGAAATCAAAATGGAAACGTGGACAAGGAATTGAAATTGAAGATGGCGTTCATTTAGCTGACCATTTGAAAAAGCAAGGCATTCATTCATTAGGACAATTTACAGGCCACATACAAAACATAGAAGATGATTTTTGGAATCGTAGGTTCCGTGTTTATAACCGATGGAAAGAGAAGTGGTGGAAGGAATTTCAAAAGAACGGATACATTGATATGTTCACAGGCTTTCGTTGCTGGGGACCTATGTCTAGAAATGATGCCACTAACTATCCTATCCAAGGCACGGCGTTCCACTGTCTCTTATGGGCGTTCATACGGTTAGATAAGGTGCTAAGAGCCAAGAAGTTCAAGACAAGGTTAGTGGGCCAGATACATGATGCTATTGTGTTAGACGTCCATCCTGATGAACTCAAAAAAGTTTCAAAAGTACTACAAAAAATTATGATTGATGATTTAGTATCACATTGGGATTGGTTGAACGTTCCCTTGGCTATTGAAGCTGATATTGGAGGGGTAGATGAAAGCTGGAATGAGTTAAAACCTTATGAATTGTAAAACTAAATACTGTACCAATCAAGCTGTCAAACACCGCAAGCTCTGCGCCAAATGTAGAAGCCGAAAGTATAAACGGGAGCACCCTTTCAAATATTTTTATAACGTCCATAGACAAAATGCCAAAAAACGAAACATCCCTTGGGAATTAACGTTTGAAGAGTTTAAGGAAATATGGGAAGAAAGTGGCAAATGGAATGAAAAACGATTTAATACTGAGTTGTCAAAAACTACCTGGACGTTAGATAGGAAGAATGTAAATAAAGGCTACACCAAAAATAATGTTCGTGTCGTTTCAATGATGTTAAATGTAGAAGTGTGGTGGGAAGAAGACAGGTGGCAAATAGATTTTAATTGGCGGAAGCGATGGAGTGAGATACACCACAAGCCAATTGACGATTGTCCATTCTGAAGTGCCAATTTGTATAATAAAAATAAAAAAATGAAATTAAGATCTACCCCCGTATTATTTGACAGCAAGTTAGGCCAAGTAGAGGATTTTGAATCCCCCAAGCCTAGGTACAACATGTAGGCAAGTTTCGCATTGGTTGTCAAAAGGAAGTGTTTTTAAATTTGTAGTACTCGTAAAAAATCAAACAGAAGAAAAAGAATGAGCTTATATCATAAATATCGCCCACAGAAATTCAAACATGTACACGGAAATGAAGAAACAGTTGATGCCTTAAAGGATATGATGGCTAACCCTGATAATTGCCCTCATGCAATGCTATTCCATGGGCCTACAGGATGTGGCAAAACGACTATGGCACGCCTGGTAGGGAAGGAACTTGGCATTAAAGGGCAGGATATGCGTGAATTGGACTCCGCAGACTTTAGAGGCATTGATGTCGTCCGTGATCTACGTAAGCAAGCGCAGTATAAACCACTTGAAGGTAGCAAGCGGATGTGGATACTGGATGAGTGTCACCAGCTAACGAAAGACGCGCAGTCAGCCCTTCTCAAGATACTTGAAGACACTCCCCCTCATGTATACTTCGCACTTTGTACAACGGATCCACAAGGATTGCTTAAAACTATCCGCGGGCGGTGCCAACAATTTGAAGTGAAGCCTTTGTCTAGAAAAGAAATGACAAAGTTATTGGTTAAAGTCACACGGGCTGAAAAACAGAAGCCCCAAAAGGATGTCATATTACGTATTGTAGAAGATACAGAAGGCAGGCCCCGAGAAGCTCTCCAAATATTGGACAAGGTACTTCGGGTCCACCCTGACAAGCGTCTACAAATGGCAGAACAAGCTGAGTATCTACAGAACGAATCCATTGAACTATGTAGGGCTCTTATTAAACGAGAACCTTGGTCTAGGGTCCGTAATATTTTAAAAGGACTGAAAGATGAATCCCCTGAATCCATTCGACGCCATGTACTTGGGTACGCCCAATCCGTGGTCCTAAATGGAGACAACGAACAGGCTGGCGGCATCTTAGAAGAATTCATTCATCCATTTTACGACAGTGGTTTTTCTGGTGTGGTTTACGCCTGCTACGTCGTATGTAAAACCTAAAATTATGATTTTATATATCTTTGAAAATATCCTACATCAAATTAAAATAGGTGGCCGACCTCCAACCGTTGTTTACCGCATAACTAAGCAACAATATGATGCTTTCTGTAGAGCCATTGATAGGAATATTGATGAGGAAAAGGTAGATGCTGAAATTGAGAAGTGGGCAACATATAAAGACACCTGGCGTCTTAAACTAAGGCCCTCGGATGCCATGGATGTTGAAAACTGATTTGTATAATAAAATAAAGGAGAAATGAAATGACCTTAGAAGAATTTAAAAGAGAAAAGGAAGACTTAGAACTTGCCATTATGGGAATGGTAGATGAATTTGAGAAGGATACAGAAACTGAGGTAAAAGATATTGATTTTGAACGTATTGATACATCCACCCCAGGGAAACGTAGTAGCCTATTAAACCGAGTATTTTTGACGGTAGAAATATGAAAACAGAAAACAAGAAGTACACCATGGAATTAAATTACGAAAAAGACACGTCCATTGATGATTCCGCTTTAGATGTAGAATGGTTGGACCAACCTAAACTGACAATGAAGTATACTCGCCTGGAAGCGAAGGCCCGGAAAGAACTTGATGAAGCTAAGGCCCGCCTGGATATTATAAAGGCAGAATTAGACCAGGATATCCGAAGTGATCCTGATGCTTTTGGATTACCTAAAATTACAGAAGGTGCTATCCAAAATGCCATTAGTGTATCTAAAAAATGTAAGGATGCAGAAGCCGACGTTCGTGAAGCTTCCTTTGAATTAAACATGACCCAGGCCGCCGTCCGTTCTATTTACGCCAAAAAGGATGCTTTAGAAAATCTTGTACGGCTACATGGCCAACAGTATTTTGCAGGCCCTCAAGTTCCCCGTGACTTATCAAAAGAATGGGAACGAAGAGAGAACCAAAGGCAGAGTAATACCAAAGTGAAAATCCAAAGAAGGAAGAAATGATAGGCGAAATTATCACATACATAGCAGTGGGGGTAATAACCATTATATTGGTTCCTTTTATAGCCTACCTGTGGGGGCGTTCACAAGCCTCAGGATGGATCGAAGCATTTAAAAAATCAAACCTTACAATTAACAACAAAGAAGACAATGGCAAAACGAAAGAAAAGTAAAAAGAAAAAGTTCAATACTAATTTTAAGAAAGCTGTCCGCAGGGATAGTGAACGGCAGCAACAGAGTCAATCCAGTTACGGATTCCTCAAGTTGCCAAACGGGATTCCTATTTTCAATCCCAAGCCCAGTGGACGTGTCAAACTTGACATAATGCCATATGAGGTTACACTTGAAAAGCATCCTGACAGATACGATGATGAAGGTATTGCAATCCCTGGAGAACTGTGGTACAAACTGCCATTCAATATTCACCGTGATATTGGTGTTGAAAATGATGCCGTTGTTTGTCCACGGACGTTTGGCAAGCCGTGCCCAATTTGTGAATACAAGGAGAAGCGTCTCAAAGAAGGAGCCGAATGGGAAGAAGTTAAGGAACTAAAAATCTCCCAACGAAACTTGTATGTGGTCATCCCTAAGAAATCAAAAGACCACGATGAGAAACCTCATATTTGGGAGATGAGTCAATTCCTTTTCCAAAACTTACTCAACCAGGAGTTAGAAGAAGATGAGGATAATGCCATATTTCCTGACTTGGAAGAAGGGCTAACTTTAAAAATCCGTTTTGATAGCTCACGGATCGGTGACAGTAAACCATTCCCAGAAGCAAGCCGGATTGATTTTTACGAAAGGGACCATGCTTATGACATGGATATTTTGGATGACATCCCCAACTTGGATGAGTGTTTAGAAATCCTCTCGTACAAAGCATTGGAGGCTAAGTTTATGGAACTTGACCCCGAGGATATTGTACATGAAGATGAGGAAGATCTTACCGTGGATGAAGAGGAAGAGGATGATTGGGA